GTAAATTTTGCTCACTCTACTGTCGCTATGTCAGGTCGTGTGGTCAAAGCTCCTTCTCGTCGCCTCTCCAGCATGTCTGTGAGCGGTAATGTGTCAGATGGTAACAATCAATTTTTCCAATTTTCGTACCGTAATACTGATGGCTCTGTTGTTGAGGTTGGTGGTCGACTTCTTCCGTCCCAGGCTTATTTACAATTCCATAAGAACCTAGTGATGGATTTACTTCAATGTATTGTGGATAACTCTTTGAATTTGTCCGAGGCTCAGTTGGCAATATGCAAAATCAAACCTGGTCTGCCCTTCCAGGAAATAATTAACAGACTTCAAAGATTTGTTATGATTAAATTTAATCTTAAAATGTCTGAGGATACCATGTTGACTATTAAAGGAAAATTGGCTCAAAACGATAAACGAGAATCACAGCCTAGTGAAACTGCGTCAGCTCTACCATCACCAAAGGATAAAGAAGAGGAAGAGATGCATTTGCAAATTGCAATTAAAAATTCGATTGAAACATTGAATTCAGATGAGCGATATTCTCCTCAAGATGAAGTGATTCGTCCAGTTCCTAAACCGAGAACTTTCGTACATAAGAGCTTCTCACCTGGTCGATTTGATCCCGAGATTTATAACGCATCTCGTTGCGCATTTATGACCCACAACTACGAAATGTTGGAAGCAGATAATGACGCTAGTACCGATTTTTTGTCAACATATTTGCAAATAATACCGAGACATAATGGTGACAGCTGGATCAAGCATGCATACATCGGACAATTAATCATCCATCCTCATGAAGTGTTAGATGTCCAAACCACATTCAACTTGGAGTATGATCATTCTCAAATTGTATTGATGTCGGATAAATTAGAGGTTGCCAGATATGATACACATGATGTCAGCGATCTAATACGTGAACATAATCAATTCGTGATTGAGGGGAATCCAACTGAATCCAAGTATGGTAAATTGTGTGCTAAGCATAAAATTATATTCTTCACTCCGATGGCATTGAGATATATAATAGATAAGAACATTGCAGACTCAGTAGTCAATGGTCAACACATTCGCGTGTGCGTTGGTTTTGATCCTTATTATACTCAAATGACTCAAGATGGAGTTAATGATTGCGCATACCTAATGGATGATAAGCATACTAAAATCAGTCATGGTCGCATGTTACGCAGAGTTTGGAATAACGCACCAATCAATTTGGCTAATAGATGGTTTCAAGATAACTGTCTGGGGAAGAGTGAATGTCTATCGCAATACTATCAATTGAATTGCAAAGTGAGTGATAGTTATGATGTCATATGTGAAGCACATCAGATTGAGAAGCATCATGCTACAATGGATGAAAAGCTTGATCAGTATTTGGAGAATCATACTTGCGTTAACACAAATGGACGTGAGATCAAGTTATTGCAGAAGATGATGGTAGCTGACGACGTGATTGACCGTATCAAGTCAAGGAGATCATATAAGCACAAAGAGATCACGGAAAAGTATATTCAAATTGGTAGAGAAATGATTGCAGATACAGGAACGGATTTCAAGGCGATGTATGAAGATTTGGAGGCCATATACAGTGACTTGATGAAAACCGTTGAAGAGCAGACAGAATTAATTGAAACTTTACAAGCAAGGGTTGAGACACTAGAAATTGATAAGAATCAACTTGAGCATTCAAACGCGGTCATGGCTAAAAAATATTATCAAATATCCACCTCAACACGGAGACCATCATCTGATTCTTTGGAATACGAGACTCCGAGATTAGATGTAGATCCTTTGCCAGATTTGGATGATCATGATTACCTCGAGGATGATGAAATTTAGGCGCACATGACACACGGACGGACTTAATGGCATGACGGGCATACTCATTCATC